CTCCGTAATTCTCTGGGGTTGTGAGTACATAGCCAAAGCCACCCTTCCTATTGCGATAAAGACGGGTGTTTTTAAGGGTAGCCATGGCATGTGGGGAATCCTTGATCACAAAGAGGTTTTTTCCAGTGATAGAAGATCGTGGCAGTAAGCCTACAGTCTTCATATTCTTGAAAATCTCAACCCCTACAAAGGGTCTCATCACTGGAACTCCTTGTAACGAAGCCGCTTCCACAGCTGCCGAAGGTAGGATCACCGGATCATAGGCTAGAGATGCACACTTATTGTTCATTCCCTGAAATGTTGGACCATTAGTACCATAGTGAATGCCAACAACGTTTGCGTCATCGGTCATCAGCAAACCACCACAACTGTTATTCATTGTTGTGACGGAATGGTAATAGGAGTTTCCTGACTTCCTAATGTTCGTGGAGCTCATGATAGGTTCTTCCGTATCAGGGGCAAATCCACTATAATATCCATGGGTCTCGGATTGCCGGTCAACAGTTGTGGCACCGGTGAGGTCTCCAAGGAAATTACATTTGAAGGCTCTCGGTCTCCCATAACCGGGTATCGCGAGATCCTTTTGAGGGATAGTCATGAATGCTTCATTACCATTTAAATGTTTGGTCCACTTAGATTTCGGAGGCAAGTCTTTTTCAACACCATTTATGACGTAATAGACGCCTTCCAGGAGTTGGTGTTCAGTCATCAGCCATAACAAACCCTGTTTAGTGTTCAACAAGGAGATGCATCCCCAGTATCTATTCGCTTGTGCTGAATCATTACTGTAGATTTTCACAAAACCTTTGTGATAGTCCTTCATACTGAGAGGTTCATGTTTTGATTTCGCCTCTGGCAGCACGGGGGAAGACGGAGCACAAATGGAACGTTTTCGAGCGTAGCCGTTCCGTCCAGGAAGGGCAATCCAAGCGTCATACCTTTCCAGGTTAGTGCGAGGAGGTCGACCACACCAATTGCATTTGCAACTAGCTGGTTTTTGTGCTAAGCTCTTCGCTGTAACCTTTGGGCTCCGACTGTCAGATCCTTCC